TCTGTCAACCAGATTTTGGCACCAGTTATCTTTAACCATTCTTTACCATCCATCTCTTGTGATAAATTGATTGTTTTTACAATTTCATCAGAAGGAACGGAATTATCAATTTTTTCTTGTATATCATCTGGTAATCGAGTAGAGGTTTGAAGCACCCAATCATAAGTTGCGTCCACGAGTTTCGTATAAACCCATATTTCATCATCTGGTCCATTCTTTTTGAACCAAATATCTCCTTCTTTAGGATAAGGAGGTTCTTCTGTTCCATCATAGACTGAATTTTTTCCCGCTGCATCAACACGAGAATTAATATCTTTAATGATTTGATTAAGTGGTGGAGAATAAGCTGAGACAGTTTGAGCTGAAGAATTGGTATTAGCTGAACTAGTTGCTGTCAACCCTCCTTTAAAAGTTAGAATATAGCTTAAATTAGGAGTCTTAAATGGTGTCCCGTCTCTATCGGTAAGCGTTAGCCAATCCCCTGTTTCTAAAGCTGGGTTGCCTCTCCAATTTAAAGTAAAAGGATAAAAATTGATATCTTTGATTTTCTGATAAATATTATCAAGTAAATCTTGGGTCATTACTTTATTTTGTAAAACAATCTGTGGCCCAGTATTACTCCCAGCCGTATAAGTGACTTGTTCACTGCTATTCTCGCTTTGAACAGGTACTGTACAAGAGATACCACCAATTTTGTACATTAATTCATTTTTTATTAGCCCCTTTTGAAAATATTCTGCTGGTGAAACTGCAAACTTAGGGTCAATTAATTGCATGATTTCCAATTGATTTGTGCAGCTAAACCTTGCATAACCTGCTTCAAACTGAGCGATTAAACCTATTGCTTGTCTGAAAGTATAACCCTCAGGTTTTCTTATTTTTTGGGTGCTAATCATTGAAAAGTTGGTTTCATTAATGACTGAACCGCTTTTGTTAGCAATTTCTAACGCAACATCTCGAATAGAAGCAGGGTAGGTTAGTTCAGAAACATATTCACTTTCCAAAAAAACAAAACGATCACTTGCTTCAAGTGTCGTTTTATTTTCGTTTCTATCTGGGTCACACTTAGTAACATAAAAAGTTCCAATGGAGACATATTCATAAACTGTTGGTTTATAATGAATCAATTTAGCATAGCCCACTCTTGCACTTCCCACTTTTTCAGGGGAGATATTATCATAATGATAATCTGCATCATAGGTTGCTATTCCGACTTCTACAGTGACTTCTGTCAGCTCTCTAATATTTTCAAGTATTGAACAAAATTCTATTTTTATAGAATTTGAAAATGTTGAACCTATTTGAAATGTTTCACCAGAAATAGAGCCGCCACTGTATACCCAACTATTGATATCATTTTTTGTAAAAATTTTATCACCAACTTTTATTCGAGTCTCAAACCTTCGATTCTCTGCTTTCATGGCATTGTTAAAATCATCTGAGACAGTAAGCATTTCTTATCCTCCTATTTTTCTATCAAGTTTACAGATAAGTTTTCCCACTTCATTGCTTTAAACTTATCATTCCATGAGTAAGAAGGCATTGTAGAATCTCCAGCATAAAAAGTTTTACTTCTTTGTCTTCCAATTTGTGGGTCTGGATAGATTACTACGAAGAATGGTTGATTAATTCTTTGCAAAATATCAGACACTTCCGAGTCACTTAACGGGCCCCATTTAATGTTTAATTTAGTTTTTTGAGCAATGACATCTCTTACCATTTCTCCATTTGCATTTCTCCCTGAGGAGTCAGCGTCAATTGTTGAAATACTGACGCTGAATTCTTTAGGAGTTTTGACCGTCACTCCATTAAATTGTAATTCGGCAGACATAATCCCTCCTTCTAAATATTAAGCTCAGTGTACCCAAGCTGTTGATGATATTTATTGATTTCTGAAACAGCAATTCGTCCAAACTCTCTGCCTCCGATATTTATCACAATATCTCCATTTGAAGTTTGGCTAGTTTGTGCGCCTAAAGATTGAACAAGCAACATGATGGCACTTGTTAATGAACCATTCATATTTGCCAAACCATAATTTGATACATCTTGTCCTCCACCAAAGCTTCCAGAATTGCTGTAATCAGTTGGCTTGTCTGTGAACATTTCAGGCAACTGCAAAGTTTCAAATGATTTGAAATCACTGATAGAATTATATGGATTATATTTAGCAGGAACAACCATTTCTCCTTCATGAATCATTGCTAACTGATCTTCAGGAACATATGGCGTACCTTTTGCATAACCGTGTCCATGCCCAATCACTTGAAGCATACCAGGGTCACCATAACGGCCCAATGCATAATGAATTGCAGCAAGTGCATTATCATATCCGTTAAAGATATTTCCGTGACCTGGGAATTTATTTGCATTGAACGTGGCCGAGATGGTTTGTAACAATCCTTTGGCTAAGTCGCCACTCAAAGTATTCACATCTGTATATCCACCTTGGACAGCTTTCTCATTACCTCCTGATTCGCTTTGTACTTGTCTCAACCAAGCATTGACATAGTTTTCAGATGTAGATACACCGTTCATTGATAGAGCTTTTTTAATAACTGGTCGCCAACGTTCGACACCAGTACCAGATGGGCTTTCTGAGCCTTCTGAGAATGCCTTTTTAATCATTCCCATCGCTCCATTAGCTATAGTAGATATCCCACCAGTCGCAATAGATAACGCAGGTTCAACTGCTCGAGAAAGATTAGTAAACTTGCTTATTGCAATATTTAAAATCTTTTCTGGATGAGTGGCATAATCCCAAATATCGCCAACCATTTCTTTGGCTTGATTCCATTTTTCACCCATCCAATTCCCTATACCGTTGGCATAAGCAGGCATTCCTGACATTGCTTTGGCAGTTTTAGCACCACTCAATACTTGGGTTCCTTTTGGCAAATCAACCATAAGATTTCTCACTTTAGGGAATAAACCAGTTTTACCATCGGGCGTTCGATACATTTCTTGCCATTGACTCCCTGAGCCATCATTTACTAATGCTGGTCCACCTGGGTGACCGTCAGTACCATTGGCATAAGCGTTGAAGGTTGGAACCTTCCAATGTCCTAAGTTGCCATTAGCTCCAACCTTGTTGAGAATCCAATTAATACCATCAATGACTCCATTGACGGCACCGCCTATGACTCCAGCAATCCCATTACCAATTGCGGCGGCACCTTTTTTGACCGCATTGACTCCTTTTTCGAGTCCTCCACCGATCTTTTCTCCCATTCCAGAAGCCCATGAAGCGACATTGTCAAATGCGCCTTTGGCATTAGATTTAATAGTATCAGCATAGCCGCCCATTTTATCTTTCATGTTAGACCATGCATTAGAAGCATTCTCTTTTGCCGTATTAGCAGCATTAGAAACTGATGTTTTCACATTATCCCATGCATTACCAGTACCGGTTTTAATCTCATCCCACTTGGTAGAAACTTTGTTACCTATAGATTCAGCAGTATCAGATACTGATTTCTTGGCTTCGTTCCATTTATCAGAGGTCCATTTAGTAACGTTTCCCCAAGCATCACTTGTGGCCTTAGTAATATCATTCCATTTATCACCAATCCATTTTCCGAGTTTACCAGCTGCTTCTGTAATTTCATCCCAGTTTTTGTATAAGAGGACACCAATTGCAATGATAGCTCCAATTGCTAGTACAACTAATCCGATTGGGCTTGTTAAGAACGCGAATGCTGCACCAAGCGCTGTAGTAACTCCTGCAGAAATTCCTGCTACTACATTCCAAGCAGCTGTTGCGGTTGTCATTATAGCCTGTTGAGCAGCATTTGCTACCATAAGCCCAGTATCTATAGCGATTTGCGCACCGTGAGCTATTAGTTTGCCTGTAGCACTAGCTATTTCAACCCCCATACTTACCGCATTCGTCGCAAATGTTGCGATATTAGATGCACCATCTTTAATAGCAACCCACGAAAGTTCAGAGAGAGTTTTCATATTTGTTACGGCTTCTTTCAGGTTTCCGATACCTGTCACACCTTCAAAAACCCCTTTTACAACCCCTTGTTTACCAGCTAAAAGAACAGCTTTATCTGCAAGACTGCCGAGTATTCCAATTCCGCCATTTAATCCAGCAGTAGCAGCTTTAAAAGCAAATAATCCTATAATTACTTTAGCTGCTGTCTCAACCATTGACTGATTTTTACTAATCCAATTACCAATATCTCCCAGAACGTTATTTAGACCTTTGAGTATATCAATGATTGTTCCGCCTGTCCATGCAGCAATTGGTTGTAAGAAACTATCAAATAGCCAAACACCTAGAGGTTTTAAAGCATCGATAACAATATTTATATCTTTTATTGCAGTACTTAAAGTATTTAAGAAAGTTGGAATTAATTCCTGAATCGTGAAACCAGCTAACGGAAGTAAAACATTTTTATAAAACCACTCTAATCCGCCACCAATGTTGTCAGACAGTGGTTGTATATTTTCTAATAGCTTCTTAATACTATTGAGAAGAGGTGTAAAATCTAATGTTTTTGCCCAATCAGCTGTAGCCTTTGTCATATTATTAATATGTCCAAGCAAATCATTAATTATACCAAGAATGATAGAGAAGATTTCTTTACCAGTATCTCCTTTTTCCCAAGCTTTTTTTAGTTGTTCCGCAAGATTACCGACTGTGTTATTAATATTGGTAAAAATCTCAAGGAGGTTTGCTGCTATTTCTTTACCAGTTCCATCATTCCATGCTTCTCTAAATGATTTAGCGATTGAATGAAGTAGTTCTAGTATTCTGTTCAGTCCATCGAATAGCGATTGGATTAAGGCAGTTCCCCTACCATCTTCGTTCCAAGCATCTTTAAATGCTTTAGCTATATCACCAATGATGTTAAGAACATCCGCAAGTAAAATCAATAGGTTTTCAATGAATTTTTGTCCAGTACCATTTGTCCAGACTTCCATAAAGGATTTTCCGATAGCACTTGCTAAACTGATAACTTCTCCAAGTGCATATTTCCACGCATCAATAACCTTTTGACCTTGGTTTTTCCATGCATCTTGGAATGGTTTGAAGAAGTCTTTAAGCAAGGCTTGCATATCCTTCATCCATTTAGGAGTGGAATAATTACCAGTTGCAGCCCCAAAATCGATATCAGGAGCTTTTGTATCTTTATTTTTGTCAGTATCATCATCAGTTTTGTCTTGCAAACCAATACGATTAATCTCATCAAAGCCCATGAGTGAACGTTGAAGTTTATCGACCTTGTCTTTCGCCTTAGTCGCTGATGAACCTGTATCATTCATTGCTTGGACATTATCATATAAACCACTTGCACCTTGTTTGGCTGCTTGATAAGTCGTTCCAAACAATCCGGCAATAAACGAAGCTAATTGACCAGTTAATGTTGCAATTGCGCTCATCATTGCATTAATGGCCGGTAGAATCGCATTATAAATTGGATAGAATGCCGTCATCAAGTTGACTTTAATCTGATTAAGTGAGTTAGAAAACTGATCGTTTGTCTTCAATGCACTCATCATTCCGCCAGCTAACTTACTTATTGCTCCACCAATTAATTGATAAACAATTAGTGAAGGCAACAAATATTTCATAGATTGAAGAAAAGCATTATTACCCATAGACATGCTACGAGTGCCTTGTGTGACTTTATTTGAATTTCTCGAAAAGAGATTTCCAAATTTATCCAATATCCCAAATGAATTTTTCAATCCATTTCCAATTCCCCCAGCACCGTGAGAAATGGAGTTTGACATGCGGTTGAACACTCCGCCATATTTAGAAACAGCACGCTCAGATTGTTTCAATCCTGAACCTGTCATACTAGCTCCAGCTGCAGCTGTTCCAGTTGCCATTGACGATTGACTAAGAACTGAATTAATTCGTCCGATTGCCTTTCTTAATGACTCTGCACGTTCTTCTGTTCTTTGATATTCCTTTTGCAGAACATCATTACTGCTTGCTAGCTTTTGCATTTTGTCAGACTGTGCTTGCATTTTTTGAGCAGTTTTCAATGAGTCTGGAGTATCAACATTTTTAAAACCTTTATCAAAACTTCCGACTGGTTTCAATTGATATTGATATTCCTTTTGCAAAGCTCGAACACTTTCACGCATTGTGTAGTATTTAGCTTCATTGGCATCCATTACTTTTGCAATTCGCTCTAAAGACGAAGGCACTGCATCAAACTCAGTCTTCATTGATTGAGCAAGACTTTTTGCTTGGTCTTGGTATTTAACCATTGATGCCTGAGCCCGCGCAATCTGGTCATCATATTTGACCGTTTGACCGCCATCTCCTTTTGCAGAAGAACTTTGACGCTGTGATTTAAGATAAGCCACTTTTTCTTGAGCGGCTTTAGCTTGACCCATTTTTGCATTAATTTCATTTAGCATGGCATCAATTTCTTTTGATACTTTAGGACGTGCTTTCTTAAATCCAGTAGATAAATTATCTCCAATACTTTCTGATGATTTTTTAGAAGAACTTTCAAGATGACCCATCATCTTTTCAAAAATCTGATTCATTTTTTCTAACTGTTTGCCGAATTGTGTTGCACCTTTATCAATATTCAAATTATCTTCAGTCTTTTTCATAGACTTCCCAGTGATATTTTGAATTTTTGACATAGCAGATTCAATATTTGGCATTATTTTATCTAAAGACGCTTGAACTCTGGCTGTATTGACGTCTAATAAAACTTCCAAGGTTTCTAATTCCATATTACTCACCTCCTTTTCTATTCAATATTTTTTAATCTGTCTTTTGACTTTTTCTTTTACGAGTTTCCTGAATTAACATTGCATTTTGTCGCATGATTTCTTGGTCAGTAAGCATCGCTTGTTTCTTTTCCTCTTCCTCAGATACGGCTTGCACTACTTCTTCCTTGAGTTGATTCAAGAAAGGGTAGGCATCTTCATATTTAGGAAAATTCTTTGGATCATTAAAAGCATAGATAGCAAGCCTTTGTTGAGAATAATCAAACATCGCTTTCTCTTTTAGCTCATTCTCATGCCTTTTTTTATTTGCTTCTACTTGGACCATGATTTCATCAAAAGTCATTACCCAAAAATCAGTAGAAGAAATACCAGCTTCAACTGCCTGAGGGTATAAATCCTCAAGCATGCTGGATAAATTATTGTAAGTTTTTACAGTATGCTGTCTTCCTCTACTGGTTCGCTGTCCAGAGATACCCCATTTGTCGCCTCTTTCTCCGTTTTCTTGCTTCCGAAAAAACCTGATTCTTCAAGTAATTCATTAATTGCGGCAAATAAATCTAACGTTGAATGCCCTTCATCAACATAGCGTCCAAAAGCAGCAACAATATCATTTTCAGATACATTGCTTGTTTGATTAGCACCTTGCAATACAATTAGCAATTTGTTTGTGGCTGGGATTTTCGCTTCTCCTTGACCTTTCAAGAACAAACCAACAATTGATTCATCCAAGCGTTTTTCAATTGAAAGAATTGAGTTTCCATCCAAGCGCAATTGAAGATTCAATCCACCAAATTCAAATTGTTTTGTGTTAGGCATTTTTACGATAGTTGCTTTTGTCATTTTTGTTTCTCCGATTTCTATATTTATAAAAAATAAAAAGGCTAGCCACTCTGACTAACCTTTAATTGCTAAATTATTGACCACCACCAGCTGGTGTAGATGCTGGTGTAAAGTCAGGCCCTTCCGATACAACCACTACTAAGTTAAATCCAAGCGCTTGGTTGACTTCAACACCATCAAATTTATAAGATGGTTGACCAGTGAACGCAACTTTCATACCATCAGGATAAGTCACTGTCCAATCTACTGACTTACCAGATTTTACCAATGTATCAACATCTTTGAAGTTGTCTCCTTGATAAATGATTGCGAATTCCAAATTATCTGAATCCTGAATCCCTGCAATATATGCTTTCTTGGCTGAACCTAAGTGAGTAACATCTACTTTTTCAGGATCAGATCCCATTGCGGGAATAGATTTTACTGCTGCGACAGGTTTTGAAGTTGCGCCATCTTTATAAGAAAGGACTGTATCTTTTGAAAGTAATCCTGCTACTGTTGCCATGTTTATTTCCTCCTATTTCGAATAAACGTATTTTGTTTTGTTATCCACGATTGCAGATAGTTCAATAATGACACGCTTTAAATCTGCTGTATTAGCATCTCTTTGCGTGCCTGTAAAACCAATATCACCAAATTGCTCAATAATATTATTAACGATAGTAGTCAAACTACTTTTAGAATACAATTCTATTGTGATTGACCATTTTGTTTGAAGTTCCTCTCCATTTCCATCTACAAAATGTGGGTTGTTAACTGTTCTGTAAATTGCTGTAGGAAAAGTGTTCCAAGTTGAGGGATAGTCCGTTGCAATTTTTTTAATTTCTGAAATACCGCTCATAACTGAGCCAGCAATATTTTTAATATCAACTTTCTCCATTATTTAAGCTCCCTCAATTTCTTTTGGACATGCTCTTTGTATATCTCTGGTATTTGCGGAAGTATTTCTTTCAATGATGGATATAAGAAAGGCCTTGCTGGTTGACCGCTTGTGATGTAGAATTCTTTGCCTTGAATGGTAATCTTAGGCATGCCATAGATTTCATTCAAATCAATTCCAACTTCCTCAGCTGGAATAAACCAACGAGTTTGAGTATAAACTGGGTTAACACCTTCTGGTAAATCTTTAGAACTTGCTTGCCCATTTGGACCAGTACCAAACTCACGATAAATGGCTTGAGCTTTATCCGACCAAACACGCCCAACTATTTTACCTTCAGCATTTTCTACAACCTCAGTCTTTAAACTTCCAATCAATTCTCCAGAACTAAATTTCATACTAGAAGCTATTCTTAATTCTGCTGCAGAACGAACCAACTCAGTAATTTCATAAGTCGCATCATTCACAGCATCATTTAAGATTTTAGGCATGGCATTAATTTTTCTTTTAAGCCTGTCCAATCCTTTAATTTCAACTCCCAATGTCATCGTTCCTTTCTAACATCACATTGATGTGTGTAGAATAAGGTTGAATCGACTTGATTTTATAATCAGGGTCACTGTCCTTATCAACATATAAGCAGATACCACTGTTTTCATCTCGGCCTTCTTTTAACTCATTGCCTTGATATTTACATGATTTCATACTTGAAAGCTTTGAACCGTAAATTGTGGCATTGACAGCACCACTTGCGGACTGAACATTCATTTCAAAAGCAATAGGACTTTCCCATGCTATTACATCATTGAATTCTTCGTCCTGCGTAATCGTTGCCCTTCTTAAATAAACCGTTGTTAAGTCACGTTTCATCAGTTTCATAGCAAGCTCCTTAAATTAGCTACCCGATATCGGTTGAGTTTGATACGGATTTTTTTAGGGATACCGACCTCAAAAGTCTGAGAGATGCCTCCTTCAGATCTAGAAACTTCACCCTCAGCTCCTTCTTGGTTGTGTCTGATAATATATAAATCTTTGACACTCGTAACCATATTTCCAACAAGTATGTCTCTATTGCAGTAATCTAGAACATCGGTCAATGCATCTGACAGGTCATCTGATAAAACTTTTTTACCATTTTCATCAGAAATATTAAATTTCAGCTCTAGTTGCTCTTGTAGCTTATCTAGAGCCATTTTATTTTTTTGTTCCATAAGCTATTCCTTTAATTAAATTGACAAATTATTATCAATTAAAAGTTGAATCAATGAATCACGACTAGCATCATCTGGAATATCAATTTCTGCATCTTCTAAAGCTTTGCGTAGAGTGATTTCTTTAACCCCTTTAAATGGATTATCCTCAATTTCTTCTAATACTTCAAAAATAGAAGGGTTCTCATGACCCTTATCAATTTCCAGAGTATCATCCTTTAAATAACGTTTACCATTATGAAAAACAGGTAAATCAATTACTTTCACCTTAAACATTTAAGCTCCTCCTACGCAATTGGTTGTGCTTGGAAAACATCATCCGCAGCCGCAAATGAAGGCAGTGCAGTGGCGACAGCTTTTGTCCATGTTCCAACTGGGTCTTTACTTTCCTCGTAAACAGTTGCCAAAACATTACCGACCATTGAAGTTTCGATAGATGGGTCACGAGTTAAACGAGTTTCTTCAGCGGTTGGCCCATAAAGCGTTTCACCAAGAAGATCATCGTTAAACATAGCGAATTTATTTTCTGGGAAGTATTTTTTAGTAGTATATTTACCATCTTTACCTTGGACCTTATATTTTTCATCATAAGTTCGGATCACAGGGTAACCATGAGTTTCCATGAAAGCATCCATATCAGCTTGTGAAACAACTCGTCCTGAATCTTTACCAAAGATTGCAGAAATAATCTTAGGATGACTTGCTAAAGTACGATAAATCTTACGTGAAGTCAAAGCACGAGTTGGTTGTGTATCCATAGCGTCCATCCAACGCTCTAAATCTCCCAAAGGATCAGAAGCTGGGTCTGTCCAAAGGTTTGTACCTGACAATACTTCTTTATGTTCAATAGGTACGTGGTAATCTAACGTAAAGTTAAGGCCATTTTCTTTCACGGTAACTTGTCCTGAAGCTAAAACTTCCATACGCATTGCTTCGATACGAGCACGAACCCCAGCAATCAATTGATCAACATCGTTATAAACTCGACCAATCAAATAGTCTTGTTCTGCTTGGGTACGCGGATTTTCCAATGCGATAATATCAGTTTCTTTTAATTGAAGTTTACGTTTAATCAAGCTAAGTTCAAGCTCTTGTTTATTAGCGATACGGCTACCAATCTCAGCTTCCGTATCAAAATCATGAATTGATGCAGCAATAGGGATACGACTACCACCAGTAAGTTGATCAAACTTTAATGATGGAGTTTTGCGCTCTGGAAATAAGGTTTCTCCAAGCAATGGAGCGTACTCCCGGTTGCCAACATAGTTCAACACTTCGTTTTGATTAAATAATTCTAAGATATTAGAACCAAACTTTTGAAGATTCATTTTTAGTTTTTGTGTCATTTTTTATTCCTCCGATTAATTATCTAAATTTAATTTCTTTCAAAGCTTCAATTGCTTCATCTGCTGGTGCAACTGGCAATCGGTCTTTTAATACATATCCTTCCACCATAATTGCAACTGGTTGAGATCCTGTGTCTCCATCAACAATTACATCGTTAAATACAATGCCCACGGCTGTTGCATCATTTGCTGGGTAGACTTCTCCCGCTTTATATGTCTTATCTGCTTGATAAGTGAAATTTTGGTATCTAGCGCTCGCTAGAAAATTAATTTGTTCGACTGTTTTCTTTGGTTTTACAAACATTGTTTGTCCTCCTATTTAGTTTGACCCCACAGAGTTGTTTTACTTTCTGTGCGGCTGTTTGCTTGTTTGGCATATTGGCTGCCAACAGATTCTTTACCTGTAGCAGCACCGTTCCCGGCAGGATTTTCAGCAGAAGAAGCCAAACGCTTATTAACTGCATTTTCTACAGCAGAGCGAAAAGCTTTTTCAATGCCTTCAATAGATTTGTTACAAGATTCAGCATCAGTTAGAACGACTACATCAATGAGTTCTTTGGGCAAATCACGTTCAGCAAGTTGTTCAAGAGATTGAGCACGCAGTTCACGACGAGTGATATCTGCTTCTCGTTGTGCTAAAGCCTCATCTTGTTGTTGTTTTTCAAGTTCAGCCCGCTGGTCTTCGTTAAGCTTTGCTAGTTTCTCGCCTTCACTTTTGGCTTCCGCAACTCGTTTATCCGATTCAGTTTGCCATTTTGATTGTGCCGTTTCCAAGGCCTTAGAAATACGTTTGTCTACAACTGAATCAAACTCAGATTGATTTGCAAAGGAAATAGGAGCTTGCCCCTCATCTCCTTCTCCGGCACCATTTCCCCCTCCTTGAGCGCCTGATCCACCTTCGCCGCCTTCTGCGAATAGTTGCAAATTAAGTTTCAGTAGTTCAACACCGCACATTTTTGTGAATTTCATTATTTTTCCTCCTATACCCATGAACATTCTAACTTCAAACAAAAAGACCTCCATCCACGCTTTCGCCCAGACACAAGCCCTATTAATTCGTTATTTCGTTTTGAACCCTCACACGTTAAGTTATTTTTATTCTGCTTCAATTTTTAATGCCCTGAGCAGTAGAGGGCATAAGAAAAACCCATGGAATCCCAAGGGTTTAAAATTATTATTTAATGAGTTGATTGTGTTCCTTGATATAAGCATCAAAATAAAATTCTTGCTTATCTCCGTTGTAAGTCACTTCATAATAACGACCGTCTGGAGCATTGGTAGAAAGTAATGTTTTATTATTCTGCAAAGTTTTACATGCCCAAACCACATAGATCAATTCTGGAGTAACTTTATACTCGTCAATAATGTTCATCTTATTGCAATAATCAGCCACCATTTGTTTTGCTTTTTCCGTAAATTGTAATTCGTCCATTTTTGCCCTCCTCTGAGCATTAGAAAAGCGCCTGTCAGTGACAAACGCTCGTTATTTTTTATTGTTCTTATTCAAAGCAAACTGAATTCGTTTTTAACACCTTGGCTTTTCTGGTGATTAAATAATAACCATTGCTTTACGGTAGATGAGTTACGAAAATTAAAGCTCCCTGGATAGACTATGTCAAACTTTTGTATTTTGAAATTAACATTGTTCGTATTAAACTTCGTAATAAATTTTTGAGATGCCCTACCACAGCAAAGGATTTTTACATTTTTATGATTAGTCAAAAAATTACTAACCTTACTTTTTTCACTTACATTACCCAAAAACACCTTGAAATTTCTCCCTAAATAACAGACGAATTCTTGACCCGAGATATTATTTTTTTTAAATTCATTAATTAGTATTTTTGCGTTATCTAATCCAAAGAATAAATTCATAACACAAAATAATTGGATTGTTTCTTCAAATGAAGGCGTTACAAAAGCCGCAACACTAAATGGATAATTGGAATTCATTATTGTACGCTTTGAAGTGTCTGGATATGGGCTTTGCCCAAGAATTAGCCTAACTTCATCAGTTTTGCCGAAAGACAAGTTATTATCTTTTAAAATTCTTCCAATTTGGTCTATATTGTTCATTTACATATCTCTCCTTGACTTAAACTTACTATCATTTTAGTAAAAAAGCAAGTAATATAATATTTATTATTAAAATTCAACATCTGGATGCATTGATTTTAATTTATCCATCCATTCGTTGTAAGTTGTACTTCCTTTAATATCAAATGTTTTACCAGTGATAGGGTCAAGCGCCTTGCGAGGTATGTTATTTAGTCGCTCTGAATACATTGAAGCAACTGAACGACACCACGAATGAAATGGTGGATATGTACCTTCTGCACCGTTTACAACCGCTTCAGATACTAGAAAAACTTTATGGTCTTTATGACGACAAATTTGTGATGTTCTCAAATCTAAGATAGCAATGATTTGATACCTCTCAACACCATTGTTTTGCCACGATTTGAGCTTTGCTTGGTTCGCCATATAATTCGCTTCAGTACGAATCAAACGTCTAGCAACGTTAATTGAGCGGTCAAATTCACTAGCAATTGCCTTTGCCATCTGAAATTCACTCATTCCAGTTAAAGCTTCAACCGTGAAGAGTTGCTCTAATCGTTTGGCTAAGGCTTCTGTATCTCCCCATAATCTTTTAGAGTAATTACTTCCTAGCCAGTGACTGTCAAGTATATTTTCAACTGATTTAGTAGATAGTCCTTTGAACTTATAGTCTTTTTTATTCCAGACTTCTTTAACAATACCATTCTTAGCATGTGCTTGAGCTTCACGAATAATCGTTTCAGTAGCAGTTTCTTTGTAAGCTTCATCTATCGTATCAATATAAAAAGATGTCTGCTTATCAAGCTGAACATCTGCAATTTGTTTTGTTACTAAATAAGACTTTGCCTTTAAATCCTCTGCACGAGTAATTCTTGATTTAAGTGCCAAACCTGTGAGCCGCTTCTTAGCTTCTCTTTGCAAATCAGGATTGCTGATATCTTTAGCTAATTTTCTAAGCTCAACTAATTCAGAAATAGGAACGGTTTCATTAAGCATTCTTTTGGCTTCATCGTCTGTCAGTTCCGTTTGTTGCTTAGTTCGACTAAATAATTTAGCAATCTGTTTTGTTAAATATGATTGAGCTTGTTTGTATGCCTGTGCTACGACTTCCTCAAGCTGTTTAGCACCGTCATTTACTTTCTTTTCGGCTTTAATCGCTCTTTTTTGCCAGTAGTCAGACATTCTTTTTATTCCTCAACTTTCACATTTTCTGGATACTGTTCAGAAATTGACTTGATACCATCATACAATACTTTTAAACAAGCGTTATCTGCATCAGTTGCATCAAGCGTAAAATATCCCTCATCACGTTCAAACGTTCTACCCATTGATAACAATACATTGGTGACTGTGATATATAAGGCAGAAACCCCAGCACATACAATATCATTACCGATATTTGCAAATCCTGCATGGCCTGTCACTTGATACCAATAAATTTGGTTATTTTTCTTTTTGAATTTGGCTGTAATCATTTATTACTGATACCAAGCATTCGAGTAGCTACTTGCATAGCTTCTGTCTTGTCAAACCCTTGTTTAATCAACCCATAGTAAAGATATTTATACATTTTTGCCAGATCTTCGAATGCCTCTTTCATTTCAAGGTCTTTTAATTCATCAAGTTTCAAGTCTTTTTGAATTTGTCCAGCCAAAGCGGCACTCATTTTACCAAGCATTTCAATTGTTTTATCGCTAAATTCAAATCCCATTTTATTTACCTTCATCTTTCTGTTTATCATTTCTGTCCTTGCTGCCTTCCTCATTATCATCTGGTGGGTCATCGAGATTAGAGTGGCTATCTTCTGACTGAATTCCCATAACTTTCTGATTCAATTTAATGTCCTCTTCTTTCTGTTTATTCATCATATCAATAATTTCTTGAGGATTATCAATATCATCAAGCCATCCTAAACTAACTAATAATGGCATAAATTCTTGGGAATCACGAATCTGTTGAATAATATCAGAACGATTAATTGGTAAATTAGGTTTGAATTTAATAACCGTACCTTCGGAATCTGCGTTTTGTCCTTTGACATTCAAGATATTCTGTAAAAGTCTCAATCTCTGGATAATTCCATCCTCCAGATATCCAATTTTAATAGAAAGAACGAGCAAAAGTCCGAACAACTTATATTTCATTGCTTCTCCTGAAATATTTCCCGCGAATTGTTCATCATTTAAATTGGGAACATAGGTTGTCTTGTGAAAATCTCCTAATATTGAATCAGCTAATGTCTGAACTTCTGATTCAGTAAAAGTATTTGAAACAAATTCTGCTGTGGCACCATCTTCTTTAGAAGGGGCTTGAACAACCATGCTTCCATTAATTTCAGTAGGCTTTTCTTCAGGTAGAGTAAAGCCATATAGAATCATAATTGCTTTTACAAAATTCTTTTTATCCTGAATACGATCAGTCTGCAAAATATTGTAACCATCAATTTGGGATAAATTCTGCTCATAATCCCCTTGTTTCTCCTCATTGTTCCTGAACTCAACTACAGGCACTTCTTGATAAAAGTGCTCTTTAAACTTAGGGCTTTCCATTAAATTGGCTTGGCTTAAACGCTTTGTTTTGGATACATAAGTGATTGTCCCTTGAGTCGTATAGACGACGATATTCCAAAAGGTTTGACGTTTTAAATCCCGTTTTTTTATTAATCTAACCGCAAATAGTTTAGTTCGTTCAACAGTATCATCAACAACTACAAACATCCCTCTTGGGTCTATCCATGCTATCTTTGGTACCGTTTCAGGAATATTTGTATTTTCAGTTCCCGGTTTTATTGCCAAATAATGTAATTCTAGACCAACTCCCATTGAGGAAAGGCCTTTTTCAAGTTCTTTATCATGTTTTTTAATCCTCATGGTATCCATAGCTTGTGTAATAGGCTCAATATTTTTTCCTTTTGCAGCTGTATATGAGATTGGAGCTCCAACGGTAAAACCTACCATCATATCCGTTACATACTTAGCATTATTTACGAAAACCTCGTCACGCTCGTGCGGTGTAGTCCGAGGAATCTGATTTATTTTATGGGGTTTACCTTCATAATAATCAAAAAGCATTTGTAAGCGAGGGATTTCTTTTGCATGTTCTTCAATACAAAAGTTAATCACATCAAAACTTGGGTTATTAATATCTCCAGCAAATTCTCTGTCAATTGCTATTGCCATATTTCTCCTTTCTTTATTGCATCCAAGATGGGCGTTTAGTAATAGTTGCTTGTTTTGACGATCTCATATCTTCACTAAAAGCATACCTTGTAGCATCTATCGTATGGTTATCCTTATCTTCTAACCTTGGTTTAGGATTACCATCTTTGTCTACTTGATAGTCTATGTTTTCAAATTCCCAAGCTATTTTAGGAGTTCTTCGTGGGTCAATACAGATAAAATCTAAATCATCAAGCCATTGTTCGCCATATTCAACACTATCAGGTCCTTTTTTAACACCTTTAATGTGTGGAACGTTGTGTTCGGTCTTAAGTTCAGCTATGCTCTTAGGTTCAGCAGAATCAGCAAATATTGTATCACTAGAATAATTTTTCCTGTGCAACCATTTCGCATATTCTCTATTACTTATTTTTTGACCATAAAGCTCGTCAATTGCGTATATTCCATTCTTTTTCTTGTCATATTGCCACCTTACGTGAGCTAGTGGGTCAGTAGCATAACCGAAGTCAACTGCATTGCGGATATTATCAAAGTTTGCAACCATATCATCAGTAATTGAACCAGGCACAACTTGTAAATTATCAAACGGTACAACTCCAGAACCAATTGCTTTTCCTAAATATTCCCAGTCATAGCGTCTTTCGCTTCTAGCTTTAGTTGCTTCAGCTTCCTCTATGAATTCTTTAGAAATAAAAGGGTTATCATGATAAGTAGAGTGGTGAACAAAAGTATTGGTTGGTTGAAATGATAATTCATATTTCTTGTTTACCCATGATTGTTTACGCTTTGGTGGGTTATAGGAATAGAAGAACTTATAAAAAAGACCATCATCCAATTCCCCACGTAGAAGTGAGTTAGTGATAGTTGTTACTTCATCTTCACTTTTAAATTCTGCTAATTCTTCAATCCAACCAATTGCAAAAGGAAACTTACTATCTTTTAATGACTTAATTCGTTCAGGGTTTTGCGCCCCTCGGAATATCATATAGTTTCCACGTGGAATATAAGTAATTCTCAAGGGTGACTTATTGAACTTAAATAAATGGGTTACGCCTTGCTCTTCAATGGCCCACTTCATTTGCTCATAGATTGACTGTTCTAGCGTATTATCAACATACCTAATACCAACTGCATTAACCGCATATCTCATTAACAATTGAGTAATAATATGTGCAATGTCAGATGATTTACCAGAACCACGACCACCTTTTTCAATAATATTTAAGATATTACTATTTAAAGCAGCTCGCCAAGTAGAAGCAAATGCTTTAGGAATGAATTCAGATAGTTTAGCCATCGTCATCACCTAAGTCATCAACGAACACAGGAGTTTCAGTCACTTCTATTTGTTGTTTGTCAATAAATGCTGCATTAATTTTATAGAAGTGTTCTAATGCTTGGTTTCTCTCTTTAAAACCCGCTGAATACTCACTCACTTCACGCTCAATAATTTCATTTGTTTCGGGATCACGTAGCACTTTTTCAAATCGCTGTGGTTCTCCCTTTGCAATAGAAGCTGTAATAGCTAAGGCTTCTTCCATTGTCAAATGGCGTTCCAGTTGAATCTCTTTCAGCTTATTTTTGATGTACTCAGAGACTTTTCCACCTTTTTCCACCAATTTCTCTTGAGCATTTTTAGCATAATTCTCTTTATATCCTGCTTTTAAAGCTGATTGATAAGCATTACCTGTGATGATGTACTCATCAGCAAATGCTTGTTGCTTAAGGTTTAATTTACTCATTTTCCACCACCTTTCTCCAACAATAAAAGGCTGCCCATTGGACAACCTGTAATAAAATATAATAGCAAGTCAGGGAGTCGAACCCTGTCAAGCTTATGAAGCAAATTCAAACCGATACTTATGATATTGGTGCTTTTGCCTTTTACTTCATGCTACCATTATCGCATGTAAATCAGGAAATAAACGGGTTAAAAATGGGTCAAAAACGGAACGCAAAATCAGTCCAAAGTATTTCTCCATAATCCATCCCTCAATGTTTTCTTAAATGATACGTATTGTTTTCTTGCAGCGTCTTCATCTAAGCAAACTCTTATTCCCACTTTATACCAAGATAAGCGATGTTTAAATCTAGCGATAATAACATCCTTTACAATTGTTCCATGTATAACTTCCATTAATTCATCAAGTGTTTGTTTCTGGTCATTAAGTCTACCAAGTTCTTTATCAGCTTCTTTAATCAAATAGTTGCGCTCTTGTGGTGCAGTGTTTGAACTACTCCCACCACTTCCGATTCTTTCCTCATGTTTCTCACGAGTGATCCAGCGTTCTCTTGAATTAATTTTAACTTGAAGCATTCCAGTCATGTAATCACTTAATAACAAATCTAATCTATCCGCCATTTAAAAGATTCCTCCGTCTGTGGTATAATAGTATTAGATACAATCATGCCGAAGCCCATTGCCGTGGGCTTTTTTCTATTTAATATCCAAGCCAAATAAAGCGTAATACTCTAAGTAGCAATCCTAAAAATATTAAGCAAATTGCTATAAATAGCAACCATACAAAAGCATTTCCGATAATTTCTCCTGATTTTTTAAACATTTTTCCTCCAGTTGAGTTTAGCGAGTTCCTAGCTCAAACATATTATTAGTGTTCTATGTAACGCTGTGTTATAATTTATCAGACCAAAAATTAACCAAATAAAATAATATATTCAGTTGTAGCTCGAACCCGGTCAGTTCGGGTATTTTTATTTTGGTATGAATTATTGTTATGTGTGCTATAATATTTAAGACCAAAAAAATTCGCAATATTGTTCAGTATTTCGCTCAAGCTAGGTCAGCTTGGGCTTTTTTTGCGTTTTAAAGTTATTCATGCTATACTTGACAGTATAGAATTTCGCTATGCCTTTCGTATTTTTAAGAAAGGAGAATGCAATTATGACATTCACTAACAAAAATAAATTTTTCCAATATACAGTAACTCTTGATACTTCAAATGATATTTTTAGAGCAAACCTTGCTGATAACTCAGGAATCTATGGTTATGGAAATACCATTGAAGACGCAGTTAAACATTTGGAAAACTTAGTCTAAAATGACAATCAACTACTACCAATATGGTGGTAGTTTTCTTATTCCTCCCCGAACACGTTCTCTGACTCGTCAAGGTCTGAGCGGTTGATTTCGTTGTAATCTTTACTACAGCGCCAACAAAAGGTATATCCAGCTTCTAAAACCCAGTTATGCCCGAATAGCTTACACAAAAGTTTCATTCTTGCCCCCACAATCTATCTTGCTTATCAACTAAACTTTTTCGGTATTCTTGAATCATTTCAATTAATTTCCCGTTGAGTTCACTCGATAAAGCAATTTCTATTTCTCCTAGAACACCATAACCCTTTAATTTCATACTTAAAAAGCTATCTTGTTTATAAATTGTTAAACCTATCGACCTATTTTTACGGCCATAATTATAAAGAAAATTGTCAATTTCCTTTATCTCTCTGTCAATTTTATTTATTTTGTCCAAGTTTTCTTTTTTCATTCAATCCTCTTCCTGAAAGTCACATCTACTGCACGAATAGTAACAATCATCAAAATTTTCATAGTAACCCATTATATAACCGCATTCAGGACAGTTCTTTTCAAGCTCTTTGTAATAAAGCCAGCATTCGCTCCCTAAATAAAATTTAACGATTCTTATATTCTTAATTTGCCGTTTTTTAGTTGCTTGTCTTTGCTTCTTCCAGCTTGATTTCATTCAATCCCTCCCCACCAGTCATTGACCAGCGATATTAGTTTGTCGGTCATTCAAATCTCCTTGCTATCTCGTAAATCACTGGCACAGTCACACTGTTTCCTGCTTGCTTATATAATTGACTATTTGAATTTACTTCTTGAGCCTTGTCAAAAGCCCAATCTGGAAATCCTTGCAGTCGCCAACATTCACGAGGAGTCAGTTTTCTAATTCTGATTCCATCAAATATGCCTGCATCATGATTCTGAGATTTTAAAGTTCGGCTTAACCCTGGTAAGATACCACGATTATGACTCTCTGAATCATTTGTAT